TGTAATGCAGTTTGTGAAACATTTGCAATATTAATAAAATAAGTTTTTGAAATTATTGCTCCTCTAGGATCATCTAAACCAGCAACTTCTTGAGAATAAAAACCAGCAAATATTTTAGTAACTGAATTTTGTCTTAGGTTGTATGTGTTACCACCATCATCAATTAATGTAGTAGCCATTTCACCTTGTGCATTATTTAATATTTCAGCAAATAAATCCAATTGGTTTTGCATCTCTGTTAACTTAGAGAATAAATCAATTGGTGTTTGATTTTCTGATAAAAAACCAGAAGCAATTACTGGAGATGAATGCGCAAAATATGTTTCGTTTGCAATAAACGAACTGCTTAGGTGAGTATTAATTCCTTTTGCCTCTAAATCTTCTTCTAATGCAACCTTAGCTAAATCTTCTTGATTTTGTGCAAGAATATTTTCTAATGCGTTATCAGAACTTAAATCAGCAGGAAACTCTACTCTTATAGCCGGGCTATATTCACTTTCCAATGGATTAGACGGCCACCCTGCTTCTGATATAGACTTAGCTTGTATTTCTACTTGCTCTCCTTTTCTAATTGGAATATCTAATTGATTAATATTTACAGAATCTGCATTATCATCATCAATAGCAATCCATTCATATAAACCTGTTATAGTATTTTTAGCCCTAGGTCTTAATACACTATTTACAATAACATAATTTGAAAAAGCACCTTGGCTTGTTCCACTCCCATCAGTATAAGCAAACTGCTTTACTTGATTAGCAGCACCATCTGCAGAAAGATATCTATAACGATATTGAAATTTTATTATATCTTGTACACCAGTTTCAGGAGCAGATTTTTCATTAGGCATTGCCCAAAATCCTCTTACTCTATATTTAGGTGTTACACTACTTACTGAATTGTCATTTGCAGATGCATCAATTTCTGTAACAACCGATGAATAGAGTTTTGATTGAGATGCTCTTTCTGTAATAAGCCCTTGTAATGCATTTCTATCTGCATCCCTTTCAACTTCAGTAGAATAATTAGTTGTTTGTATTTTTGTTCTGCTTTGTGCAATAACAGTATCTAATTCAGTTAACGTAGACTGAATAGTATTCTTTTGATTATTTAAATCCTTAAGCTGTATGATAGCGTCTGAATTACTAACCTGTCCATTTATTAAGGATACAGAAAAATCATCAGCCGATAACACTGGAGCATTAGGAGTTAACCCTTCTCTACTAGTAGGAATCTTGTCTTGTGCAAATGATAATAAGTATCTTCCGAAATCAACAGCATTTTGTTGATAATAATCTGCTAGTGTTTGCTGATTACCGCTAGTATCAATTGTATTTAAATCATTAGTATAAAATCCACTACCTGGAGACCAGTTAACAGCCGGTATTTTAGAATCAGGATCAATAGGTTTAATAAAGGTTACACATCTTTCATTAAATCCAACAGTAACATCAACCTCTACTCGGTTATTTAATGCAGATCCTATTTTTAATACATCAGCACCAATACTGATTGTCCTAGAACCTTCCTGTAATCTTACAACCACAGAGCTAGTACTACTATCAATTTGGGTTACTGTATATCTGGTATCAATCGGCGCAGATACGACTTCTAAACTATCACCAACTTTAAGTTGTATAGTATCAGCAAAATCAGCTTCTGAATCTGTATAAAATATTTTATTAAGTTTATATAGCTTTTGTGTTACTGTTTGCTCTACACCATTTACAGTTTCCGTTATGCTCTCTTCTCCTATTCTTAATACACTAAACTTACCAGAGAATCTTTTATCTCTAGGTGGTAAATCTACAACAGCTTCATCTAAAACATATGAAATATTCTTTTCAACAATTTGTTGTAAAAACGTAGAATATGCAATATCAGCAGTTCCATTATATTGATTCTCAAAGAAATTAATTTTACTTTGGGAATTTGTATCTAAAATATATCTTTGTACAATTGCTCTCTCGGTATCAATAGGTGCTTGTCCTGTAATATCGAATGAAATGAAAAGCAAAGGATTAATTAATTCTTCAAAAAACCAATTAGGTTTAACATTAAATGCATTTATAGAATTCATTGAAGTTACATCCAATGCTTCTGTTGGTAATTTTGCTAAAACTAATTTTCTAAATGTACCATCAGGTAATCTTATTGAACTATTAGAATCATTAAAATTAGTAAGAGTATCAATGTTAGTATTTAAACGATCAACTGAGTTTTTAAGAAAGCCAAAACTTGGAATAGTAATCCTAGCATTAGTTCCATCATTGTTTTGAATGTTAACAGTTACAGAGTCTCTACTCGAGGTAATTGCTTGATTAACTTTCTCAAAGCTCTCCAGTGAATTGTTAAAGAGTCTTAACAGTTCTGGTAGCAAAGTTTGTATTGAATTATTTTCAGCCATTATCTAGGTTTCGATTTTATTATTTATTTAACTATATCATAGACAAAAGTTAATACTCCTTGTTCTGTACAAATCAAATCAATGATTGGAATACTACTTAAATCTGTATTTGGTATAGTGGCAGCTAATTTTCCATATGAGCCATTATTTAATCTGCCTGATGCGTCAGTATATAATCTTATATTTCTTGATCCTATAAGAAGCGTATTATTAAATGTTAATCTCATCGTTTGCCCAGTTCTCCACTGAGTGTCTGTATCATTAATATAAATATCCAAGTTTCCACCTGCAGTATTTATAGTATCTAATCTTAACATTTGAGTATATGTACCTAAGTCTGTAAATACCTGAGGGCTTACAACATTTAAGTTAAGTGGATTAATAGCTGTTATTTGAATATCACTACTATTTAATGGTACCATTAAATTATATGCTTGTACATTATTTGATACTTGTATCTGATTAGGTGTATTAGTATTAATTGTAATACCAGTACCTTGCCTTACAACAGCTGTATTATATTGCAATGTTTCTGTAACAGTACCATTTGCTAATGCTTGTATTTCATCTGAATTTTTAGAAATAAGATCTAATAATGTAGTGCTACTAGCAAAAGCTAAAGATGCATTATCAACTTGTGTTTGCAAATTATTAATTTGTGATTGTAAAAATGCAGATGTACTAACAGAGTTTAATGTATTTTCAACTGCTGCTAATCTAATTTCAATATTAGCTAACTCTACCTGTTGTCTTTGGAAGATTTGAGCCGATGTTTGTAACTGAGCAGATGCATCAGAGAAAAGACCCATTGAAAAGGTATTATAATCATTTATGATTGTATCAATACCAGCACTTCCTGGGGAAGCATCAAATCTTAAATTAATTTTAAAACCATAACTATTACCATTTTGGCCAGTCGTTAGGTTAGGTTTGTATTTTGGATATCTTTGAACAAAACCACCAGATGGTGTTGCTGTTACATTATCTAATAATAAGATACCGTATAGGTTTGTAGTTGTTTTGGTTGAGTCACTTAAATCAACCATATCATAATAAACTAATACTGAATTAAATTCAAATGTTTCAGCCAGAGCAGTACCATTAAATTGTGGTATTGTACTTATAGATGCATCAGTTACAATCTGTTGATAATCATTAGCATCAAAATCTACACTAATTCCATCTAATTGACTTCTTTCATATGCCGAACCGTCATAAGTACCTGGGTTATTATAATCAGCAGCATATTTTACGATAGGAACATTTAATGCACTTGTGAAAGTTACAGGTTCTGTAAAGTATGCATTAGTAATAGGACTTGTTACACCAGGACCTAATCCCATCCAATCGGCAGCAGGATCTGTATAACCTGCAGAGTTTAAACCTTGCAGTTGATCATCATAATCATAAAATGCTTTAATGTTTAATCCTTGTGGGTGCACAGTAGCAGAAGTTCTTCCAAGTATAAATTCACTTGTACCTTGTATTGTTAATCCTGGTTGATAGTTCGTATCAGAAACTGAATTAAAGAGGATTGTAGGAGTATTACCTACCTCTGTTGGTACATTAATATACAACTCAGTATAAGCCTCTCCGGCTTTATCTACATTATTTACAATATCAATTCCACCTATATACTTTACAACTGGTCTATATTCCCTGGTACCTGATAAGCTTTGGTCTTCTTCAACAAATCTCGGTGTTGTTACACTACCAGCTTTTTCTAAAACAGTAGCTTCTCGGAACCTCATTGCCCCAGTTTCTTTTAACCACTTAAAAAATACTCTTTCGGTTACCGTTAGGTTAGTTGTATTATCATAACCAGCATCACTAATAATCATCTCTTCTATATTTAACATATAGTTTTGAAGACTCTGTGTAAAGTTAACATTAGGATCTGATGAAATAGCAGCATTTTGAATTGCGCCATCAATCGTATCATATTGCATGTAATTTTGATAATTACCAAAATTTAATGGTAAGCTATCCATGTCTGGTAGATCCAGAAGCACAAACTTAGAAAAGACCAATTTAAGATCATCATTATTGAGAGTCCTAGAGAGGTCTTTTGCAGAAGAAGAGAACGTATAAAAAGTTCCACCGTCTGCTTGTGGTGTTTTAATTAAGGGCGTTGTTGCCATGTATAGTTTTTATCTTTATTATTTATGCAATTACTATTGATCCAGCACTACCAACAAGAAACCAAACTGGTATTCCTGCACCATTATCAATAGCTAAGAACGTTACCGTTTCTCCTATCGCATTTAATGTAACACTTGGTGAAACACCACCTGCAGGTAATACTAAATTACTTGAATTACCAATAATTGTTACTGGTTTAGTTCCTACTGTATATGCAAAAACAATTTCTTGTCCTATACTTCCACTAAATAATTTAAGTGTTAAAGTATTACTTGCATCAGTATTACCAATCCTATACATAGTAGATGGTGGAATAGCACTTGCAGTACCAACATTAATTGTTGCCGGCATAGTCTGCCCTGTGTTATCCAATGTTGTTACATTAGTATCATTTTTAAATATACCTCCACCTGTCATTGTAAGGTTACCTGTCATTTTAACATTTGTTAAAATATCGAATGTAGTAGCATTAATATCTAACAATATAGTGCTTAAACCTACACGCAAAGCTTCTGTTGAAACATTGGTTAGGTTAGTGATAGTACCTGCAGCTGGTGCAAAATATACCTCCATTGCATTAATCTCACTTGCGAGAACATTAAAGTTATCATTAATGACTAGTCTTGATCCTGATAAGGAATCCGTTCCTAAAATTTCTGTTACGCTAATTGCCATTTTGTTTTGTTTGTTTTATATTTAAGATATTTCTATCTTTTTTGTATTTATTCCCATTCGTATCTGTAAGTTCTAATGATATCATATACTTTCCTGGGTCTTTAAAAAGATATGTTAGATACTTGCTTTCAAAATATATATCAGCCACTGACGAGTTAGTAGTATTAGATATGGTCCACTTAGGATTTGTTTTACCAACTATCTTACATTTATCATAGACAAACATTGCCCATGTCATTGGTGGTAGTGTTTTGCCATCATTAATAAATTTAGCAGTACTCCATGTTGGATTGCTTGATACACTTTGGCTTGTTTTATAAACTATGCTTACACAACCAGAACCGCCAGTTGTTGAACAAACTCTTTCACCATTTACATTTACCATATCAACAAAGTTAAAATCACCAAATACACCAGTGTATCTTGCCACAGCCTGTACGTATACAGCATTACTTTGTGCATTTAATACTAAGTTATAAATGTACTTATTAATTATAGAATTAGTACTAACATTAAGTTGAGCTACTGCTTCAGCTAATGTATCTGTTGTTGAATCAAAAAAGTGAGTAGCTGAAATACCTTTTTTGTCTGTTATTTTTAAATATGAATTTGCTTCTACTTCATTAAATTCAAAAAATGCAGGCGTATCACCTGTTGTAGCTGTCATATCCCACCATAAGTGATATGCATTATTCCAATTTGTAAATTTACCATTTAAATTTTTCCATTGATACGGTCCACTAAAACTAACAGCTCCACTGTTTTGATAATTCATTAATTGAAAATCAGTATTTGTTCCAATACCAAAAGTATTTAAGATTGCATTAACTCTGTCTAGTGATTCATATAAACTTGGAGTTTCTTCATCCCATGTACATGACGGCTCAATTGGAAGACTCCATAAAGAACCATAATTATTCCATGTATACTTACCTTCATTGTTCCAATTATAAATTAGTTTTCTAGATTGGTACCAACCAGAATATTCAACCTCTTTTTCATCTACGCATATAGCAGATTTTTTTTCAGTTGATGATACATTATTATATACATCAAACAATTTCATTTCTACATTATAATTACCAACATAAGGTAATGTTATAGGATAAGTTCCAAATGTTCCAATTGCACCTCTTATATTAAAATAATAAGCAGGGGATATATCAGTAGCATCTTTAGTAATAGTCCATTCAATTTCTGTAAAATTACCAGAACCTATACCATTCCATGTAAATAATATTTCTCCAGGCAATTGTGTTGCTGTGAAGCGACCACCAAATTCAGGATTTGCTAAAACAACCGAAGGTACAAATCTATTAACATCATTACCATAAGCTCTAATACATGGACCAAAGTCATTATCAGTTTGTTTAAAATCAAAGAATATCCAAGGATCAGTATTAGCTGCTCTTTTAGCAAGTATTTGATTAAATAATGAAGTAGTTACTTGAAGTACAGTTTCACCTGCAGCTACAGTATGACTTACTGATGTTGATGTTGCTCTATCTGTTATTGCATAAACATCTCCAGTAGATATACCTTGTACATTAAAATCAAAAGTAAAGAAATCATTAGCATTGCTTAATTGATTCCATGTGCTATTAACAGTATTCCATGTTAAAGTATTAAAGCTATCATTAGTTAATGTTACTAATGCCCCTGTACCAACACCAGGTTGGTCGGGTAAACTTTTTGATGATTCACCTGGAACTTCATTAGCTAATGTTCTATTTAAATTTGGTGCATATCTTGAAAAATATGCAGCATATACTCCAGCAACAGATGCAATCGTAACGTTACTACCATTTTGCAAAGCACCTAATACGCTATTAGGATCTGGTCCAATCGGTGGTTCTGGTATAACTTGCCCTGGACTATATGGTCCCATTACTAAATTTTGACCAACTGAAACATTACCTTTAGCAAGCGGTCCAACATAAGCATTATTAAAATTAATAATTGCCTGTGCCACTGCAGCTGCTATTGCATTTGCAGGTAACGGTTTTTGTAATGGTCCAATAACAATACATGGATCATTTATTATAGCTGTATTAACCTTAGCCGCTTCAGCTAAACAGAATGAATTAAATCTTCTAAGATCTTCTAAATATGTACATGCACTTGGTGAAACTTTAAAATCTGTATTAATACCAACCTTAGCAACAGTTGCTAAATTTCTACTTATTGTATTTGTTACTTCTAGTAAACCAAAGAAATCCGCTTCTGCTGTAATACCTTTAATATGAGCATTAAGTGGAAGATATTCATTTTCTAATTTTCTTTTTAAACCAAACAGTTTAATTAATATTTCCTCAATTGTAAAATCTTGTAATTCTTCTGTCTTTGGTAAATCCTCATCTGTAAATTTACCTGGTGTTATTTTATTAATTCTATAAATAAGACTAAACATACTAGTCTTCCTAAAGTTTTTATTAGGTAAAGTTATACTCTTATCATCAAATTGTACAGTAGGAGAAAATAAATCTACTGTATTACTTTGAATATAATTACCAAATTGTGGAGAATTTGCATTTACATTTTTCCAAAATTCTTTAAGCTTAAGATTATCATAACCAAAAAACTTAATAGCATTTATTAAACCTTTATATGATCCTATGAAAGGGTATATATTACTACCTTCCATCATAATCTCTTTACGCTTAAGATTGATCTCTACGTAATCAGGTAATGCTTCTTTTAAATTTGTATCTCTAAATACTGTACTGTCAGATGCTATAACATTATAACCCATATTTTGAGTCATGACTCTTAGTCTTTCATCTTCTTCAATACTTTCTGCATAAACAGTAAATTTACCAATTACATTATTTGTACACTTATCGGTAATTTCTAATGTTCTTTTATAGGTATTTTCATTTTCTGAAGAAAAAGCTAAATTTACTTGTAAAGCAATAGATCTAATCTCATCTGTAGCAATAAAACTTTTACCTGTTGTAGGATCTATGTATTCTGTTTGATTAGCATCAAAATCTATTGGGATTGTTAGCTTAGTATATTTTACTAGCGGTGGCCCATCAGGTTCTTGTGTTAACGCAGATTGTGTACCATCATTAAAATTCCTATCAAACTGAAAAAGAAATATTTTATCTGGCGTTTCGGTTTCCCATTCAGCCTCCCAATCACAGTTATCAGTTTTCGTATGAGGGTATCCATATTCAAGAGCTTGTGTTGTTTTATTAAACATTTTTTGTAAAATGAATAATTGACCTACTTCAAACAAACTTATAGAAACTTGGGGTAGAAAAATGTCACCAGACCACATGTCAGTGGTACTGTCATATTTCATATTATAGTTCTTTCCTTCTTTATCAAAAAAGGCTAAATTTTGCCAGAGACTCACTATCTTATTAATTTATTTTTTGATACCATTTAGGTACTGCAAAGTTATAAAAAATCCTTACGTATTTAACTTTATTAATATAAAAAACCATGATAGGAGTTAAGTAATCCTCTAAGAACGTTTTAAGACGTGGATTTTTAAACATATAAGCAGACATTGTATTGTTTAATAAATTTTTAGAATAATCATACCCTGTATTTTTTAACGCCCAGCCTTCTTCATATGTTGCTCTATATAAGCTAGGAAATCCAGTTCTGTTATCTTTAATTGTTGCCATATTAATTTCCCTTTAATGTTTTAAGTGTTGGTGTGCTTACTAATCTTCCAGTATTTAAACCTGCAGAATTTACACCAGTCGCAATCGTAGTACCTCTACTTCTTTGTGTTGAATTATATTTTTCTTGTTGTATTTTATTATAAAGATTATTTGCTATTCCTTCTTTATAGAATACATTAAGAGAACTTATTTTATTAGCTTCAGGTATAGGTTCATAGAATGTACCATTTCTATCTTTCCACCCACCTCTAATAATAGCTAAATCATTATTCTCTATAACAACATCACCAAAACTATCTAAACCTAATTGTGGATCTTCATCCTTTTTCAATACGATTTTCTTATTCTCTATTAAGACTCTTTGATCAGTTATAGGATCTGTTCCATAAACAGGAATAAAATAAAAACCATTTCTAATAGCCTCTTCGTTTCTTTGTGATATGAAGAATACATTTACAGAATCTATTCCTTCTACATTTTCTATAATAGAAATAATATCAGATCTTGGAATCCTATCTCTTCTATTTACATTTAAAAAATATTCATCTAAATTTTTTCTTATTTCAATTCTTATTTCATCTTTATCAAAATCTTCTAACCATCTAATAACAATGTTCAGTGCATATTTTCTAATAACGGCATCGACTATTCTAGTTTCTGCTGTAACAACCTGTCTACCACTCTTGTTTAGAATTTCATAAGTCATTGCCTTTTCATCAGCAGTCATAGTAAATTCTACTTCAGGTACACTAAAATAATCTACATCACTAGTAAGTTTCTTTTTTACATCAGGAATTAAAAATAAGTAAATAATATTATCATCATTTAAGTATTCATCATTCTTTGTATTATAAGCATCTATAAAAGACCAAAAATCATACTTACTTAAATAGTAAATATAATTATTAGGATTTGCTAATACGAATGAATTACTTGCATAGGGAGCAATTAATCTTGTAAATTGTGGATCCTCAGAATCTGAACCAAAACCTGGATTCCTTGTAATATTAATTGATAGGATTTCATTTAAATCTACATTTATACCAGAAGAGTCTGTTCCAAATGTGGAAAACTTCATGTCTAATTGCTTTCCTCCAATATTACCAGCATTACCTCTTGTCTTTATATATGTAATTCTAATTCTTGATCCTAATGCAGGTGGTAAACCAAATTGATTATTACCAAAGAATACACTTAATCCTCCATTTACTCCAGTTTTAATCATTGCAGTTTTTTCACCGTTATTCATATCATATAATGAATCTACTAATTTCCATAATTGTCCATCAACAAAAACATCAACTAAAAATTGATCAGTAGGTTCTTTTGTAGTTAGGTTATAACTCTGTAATGCAAAACCAGTACCAGTAAATGATTGCTCATCTTTTTCACCTTGTATTATTTCAACATCAACAAATGTTTTTGTGGTTTTATCTAATCTGATAAAATCTGAATTAAATCGTAAAAAATAGGTTAAGCCATTTTGAGCAATTTCAAAACTAGCACCGTTTATAATTTGTACATAATCTCCAGTAAGGAGGCTAGCCGCACTTGTATTTAAACGTAATCCAATTATACCTCTTGAAGATATTCCTCGTGTAGGATCATGACCAGTTAATCTAGACAATCCGTAGATTGATTCTATATTTCTAGCTCTGGATATATTTAATTCAGTAAGAGCAGCCTCAATGTAAAAGAATATCATTTCACCTAAGTTTGAGACAACTGTTAATATTTGACCAAACGGTGAGGCAGGCGTAAATACTTCAATTGCTTGATTATATGTACGCTGCAGGTATTCAAAAGAATCCTGGAATAGCTCGGTGGCACTTATTCTTGTTTTGCTAAAAAATGACATTCAATTTCTTTTTTTAAAATAGAGCTCCTAATACTCGTTGTTCATTTACTGATATATCAACTAAGCAACCATTTCTTTCTATCGTTGAAAAGAAAGTTACCTTTACGTCAACATCAAATCCAGAAAAATCAGGCAAACAATATGCTGAAATTTGTGAAGTAATTTTATTCTCTATTGTATTTTCATTTAACACTAATGAAAATATTAATTCATCTAAATTAGCACCCATATCAGGAGCTCCTAATACGTCTCCCTTCCTAGTGAATAGGCAATTTTCTATTTTTATAATTAGCTGAGATAAAGAATCGCTAACCTCAATAGTATCTTCACTAAAGTTAGGGGCCTCTATATCACGACTATAAATATCTCTTATCATTATAGAATACTAATTTTTTATTATATATTCTCTTTTTGTTTAATAGCTTTCAGATTATAATTATCCTGTAAAAAAGTAATCAACACCTTCGTCGTTTTTAATTTCTTCAACTACTCTATCAACTTCATCTCGGCCTTCACTTGAAATTAAATCATAATTAATAGTAATATTACCTGGAAGATTAAATGAAAAGGTTCCTAATATTCTGGCTAATTGAATTTTAGCTATTCCTATAACGTATCTTTGGAAGGCTTCATCTTCAAACAATGCACAATCAGGAATTGTTGAAAATATTTCAAATATAGTAGCTCTTTTTGGTAGTTCACCTTGGAATCTAAACTTCTTTGTTAATCTATTATAAGTATATGATATTTGTGGTAAAAGAACTTGTCTTGCATTATCCATAAATAATGAATTCACTACATAGTACATTAAATTTTCACTACCAAGACCTGCACCATAAACATCATTATAAATAAACTTATCTATTGAAAAATCAACATCATCAGCATTAAAGCTCATACTACCAAAACCACCATCTTCACCACTAAATCCACCAATTTCAAATACAGCATTAACTGAATATACTCTTGACGGCATTTGAACAACACCTCTAGGATTAGCAATGTTAGCTTTATTAGTTATTGTTTCTTTATCTGAACCAGTTCCATAAGGTACACCTTGTTTAAATGTTTCTTTTAAAACTGCGCCTGCTGGTAAAGCAATATACATTTGCTCTACACTATCTTCATATATTTTATAAAAGTATTGTTTTGCTCTAGTAATAATGTTTGCCAATTCCTTTTTAGGAACCGTGAATGGTATCTGACAAGCAATAGTAAGATCATCATTAATTAATTTTATTAATGCATCTAAACATTCGGCTTCTGCCGGATCATTACAATATGTATTTGTATTAGCCATGCTATTTTATATTTTTTCTATTTCAATAATTTCAGTATTCTCAAACTTTGCTAATTCAGTAGCCCTACCTTTTCTAAATATACCACCTTCCATGTCTCCACTAAAAACTCCTCTCATGCCAAAAACATATGAATCTTTACAACTTACATTTTTACTTACATAAGAATCTTCTATTTTAGAATCAACAACATCAGTTGAGCCAAACAGATTACATTCAGTCATTGATGAATTAATTAACTCTGTACTAAATATATCACAATTTAAAACATTACCTTGTATTTTAGAATCAACAATATCAATACCTTTTATTTCAAAGCATTTCATTAACTCTGCACCTTTAAGTTGCATTCTACCAGTATCTGCATCGTAATTAACTAAACCTTCTTTTAATCCAGCTTTAGTTAATAATTCAAATAAATGTTCTCTCATTTTAGGGTAATACGTTTCAATTATTTGGTCATATGTTTTTAAATCAACCATTAATCTAATTTTAGGAAATTTTCTTTTGAATGCTTGATAAGTTTTATATGATTCTACAATACCTTTATGTTGTTCTAAAATGGAATCTAATTTTTTAAGATCATCCTTATTATAAATAGGATTAACTAAACTCTCATATAAAGATACAACAAAATGTTCTGTCATATTCATTATGGTATTATATTTCTTTTCATAATCCTTACCACCTAAATATCTAAATTCAATATAATTCTTAGGTATTTTAGAAAAGTTTACACCATAATATTTTTCTGATACAAACATGTAATTCTTCCATGAAATTCTTTCAGGAGAAGGTTGTGTCATTCCACTTAATGGTACAATAAATTTTATAGATTTAGCATAAACAGAATCTCTTCTGTCAGGAAATGCTTCATAAACAGCATCCTCATTGAAGTTAAGAACAAACTTACCAATATCTAAAGATGATACGTTAGTAGGAGATCCTAATTTTTTTCCATCAAAAGCTACGTTAATATGTATAGAACATCTGTCATTAGTAGATCCATTTTCTCTAATCCATTTTAGAGTCTTTGCAATAATAAGTTTGGATTCAACAAAAGGCATTGGTCCTGTTACTAGTTCAATCATTCCAGATCCACCAGAGTTATCTGGTTCTAATTTGAAAATTTCATCACTAGGTACAAAGTCACTGTGCGCCTTTTCTTCAACTCTTATTTGCTTATTTAGAGTTTGAGATAGGTCTCTCTTAACTTCATCCATTCCTTCATTGGCAAAGAATTCAAATTCTAATCCAATCTTGGATGCATATATTGCATTTAGCTGTTCGTTAGTATACATGTAGTTCCTGATTTGTTTATATATTCAAACCAGGATTGGTGTTATACTATGTTCATAGTAATCTTACGATCACTTACATTAACACTCCCGATTTTAATATCAATAACATCACCTTTTGTTAGATTTGCTGCTTTTAGTTTAGATTTATGAATTAAACCACTTATTCCTTTTTCTAATTCAACAAATGCACCATAAGAAGTTATTTTAGTAACTGTTCCTTTAGTGATCATCATAGGCTTATATTTTTCATCAACACCATCCCATATATCAATCTTAGGTCCTAGTTGACTTAATATAATCTTTTTCTCTGAAATAATTTCTTTAGCCCAGAATGTTATTTCGTCACCAGGATTTATTGTTTTATTATCTAATGCCTTTTGTGTAGCTTCATCTAATTCAACCCTAGGTATTAAACCAGTTAAACAATCATCAAATTGAGCAAATACACCAAATTTAGTAGACCCAGTTACAAAACCAGTTCGAACCTCTTTTATATTTTCTTCTAATTCAAATATTCTAGTTGGAATCATTGTTCTTAAATATTCTCTGTGAGATACTACAATTGTATCTTTTTCATTTGAGAATGTAATTGGCATTACAATAATCTCTTTACCTACTAATGAATTAAAATCATGTAATTTATTTAGGCCACCTAAAGAACCTGGCATAAAGCATTTAATTCCTGCAACATCTACCCAATATCCACCATGAATTAATTCTTTAACTAAACCAGTAAAGCCAATAGATTTATTTCCAATAGCATCTTTTATTTCTTGTAATTTAACCTCCATTATTGCATCACTGATTGAAGCAATAACATCTCCAGTTTTTGAAGTTTTAATTTTAACATCAATTTCTATACCAACTTGTAATTGCTCAACTATATAATCTGGTTCTTTTAATAAAGAACAAAATGCTGTATGTTTAGATTGTGTATCAATAAGTGCTCTTGTTCTATCAGCAGAGATAAAAGTAATTTCACCTCTAGTTGTATATGATATTCTATCTTCTGTTAATTGAGTTTTTTGTAAAATAGGATCTGTAAGATTATACATTCCTAAAACATCAGCTGCATAGTGTTCATTACACATTAACTTTGTTCCGTGTGGAACTTGTACCTTTACTATCTTAGTGTCAAATGGATCATCACTTAATTGGATTGTGATTTCTTGTTCGGTCATTTTTATTTTTTTGAGTGGTTAATTATTTGTATTATATATTAGCTATGCGTATGAAGTATTTATTATTGTACTCAACACAAGTTGTTTTGTTTCATTATCTAATAAACTTTATGATAAGCCTACCCATGGAAATATTAAAGGCAAAGGAGGTACTGAAGGTGTAACTCCAGTCCAAACACCTGTTACTAATTTAAGATGATTGACAAAACTGTCATTTAGGCCATTAACCACATCATTAATATTTTGTGTTTTAAAAGCATCACTTATATCTTTATTTAGTGGCGTAGGTGTACCTGGTATTAATATAACATTAGTAGGTCCTACTGCTCCACCAGGAGGTGGCGGTGTTGGTAACATAGTTCCGCCTGCCCAATAATCTACAACACCTTGAGCTGCAGGTAACCAAACAGTCAGTGGCATATCATTATACCAATTCCTAACTGTATAATCATCAGAACTAATATTTGCTATTCCCCAATCCTGTGCTGCTTGAAAAGAATCTTCAAAACCTTTTTGTATACCTGCTGCTGTTCCTTTAATTAATGGAAGAGATCCAAATGAGGTCATTACTGCCACAGAAGCTAAATCATAATCTATACCAATTTGCTCAGCAAATGGTTTAAATGAAAATGAATCAGTTTTATTATTCAGTTGACCGAGCATCCATGCTTTTAAAGATACTGTGAAAGGTACAGGTAGCCAAGCCATTAATCAGTTGTGTTTTTAGAACTCAATGATGGATCCATCGGTTGCACAGGAGGACCAGATGGCCCTACACCTGTTGGGTGAATATGACTATCCCATATAGCTTTAAATGTATCACCTTTAATTATAGCTTCTGCTGCTGCCTCTCCTAATTTAATTCTTGGTGAATTAACATGAGTTTCGCCTGTTGCGTTTATCTTAGCCTCAATACAATTAATTATAGTATTAGCATCTGCATTAATAACAGTATCAGCTCCACTATTAATTGTAAATTGAGCAGAATGAGTAAATGATATATTCCCATCATTAAGCATTACAACAGTATCACCATTTGGGTTTATTATTTCTATTGAATTATCTGGCTTTATATTTACAGTAGTTGGTCCTACTGCTGTAGCATAGTCCATCATTATTCCTTTT